TAGGAGAACTATAATAATGGGTCTATTTAAAAAAGTGGCATGTTTCACCGACATCCACTATGGTCTAAAGTCCAATTCATCAACACATTTACAAGATTGCGAAGAATTCGTAGATTGGTTTATTTCAACCGCCAAGGAGCAAGGGTGTGAAACTTGCATTTTCCTTGGCGATTGGAGTCACAACCGAAACAGCCTAAACCTATTCACATTAGATAGTAGTCTACGCTGTTTAGAAAAACTAGGTGCTGCCTTTGAGCAGTTTTTTTGGTTTCCCGGCAACCACGATTTGTTTTACAAAGACAAGCGTGATATTCATTCATCGGCCTTTGGTCGCCATATTCCAGGAGTTACCGTCGTAGAGGGTATAACAACTCTTGATGATGTCACCCTAGTCCCGTGGCTTGTCGGGGATGAGTGGAAGGAAATGAAAAAGTTGAAAAGCCGATATGTGTTTGGACACTTTGAACTGCCGTTGTTTTATATGAATGCTATGGTACAAATGCCCGACCACGGTGAATTAAAAGTTGACGACTTTGACGGTCCTGATTATATTTTTTCGGGACACTTCCATAAACGACAGAATAAAGGCAAGGTTTGGTACATTGGTAATGCCTTTCCCCATAACTTTGCAGATAACTGGGACGATGAACGTGGCATGATGATCATGGAATGGGGCGGCGAGCCTAAATTTATTAACTGGGATAACTGTCCTAAGTATCGAGTACTCAAACTTAGTGAGATGATTGATAAGAAAGACACAATCATGAAATCTAAGATGCATTTAAAAGTAAACTTAGATATCCCTATTAGTTTTGAAGAAGCAAACTATATTAAAGATGAGTTTAGTAACCTTTACGATATCCGAGAACTTAGTTTGATTCAGGATAAAAGTAACTCTAACGGAATGATTGATGAAAACACTGAAACTATGTTTGAAAGTGTTGACCAGATTGTTACAGATGGATTGATTAATTTAGAAAACGGTCAAATGGATAAAAGCATTTTATTGAAGATTTATAACGAACTATGAGCTTTCACATTAAAAACCTAACTGTAAAGAACTTCATGAGTGTGGGTCAAAATACCCAAGCCGTAGATTTCGAACAAGGACATTTAACTCTAGTGCTAGGTGCTAACCTTGACTTAGGAGGAGATGATACAGGCTCACGTAACGGTACAGGTAAAACTACCATTATCAATGCTTTGAGTTACGCACTCTATGGTCAAGCTCTTACAAACATCAAGAAAGAAAACTTGATCAATAAGATTAACGGTAAAAATATGTTAGTCACTGTAGAGTTTGATAAAGGCGGAAATACATATCGTATTGAGCGTGGGCGTAAACCAAATGTGCTTAGGTTGTTTGTTAATAACGATCAGTTAAAAACTGACGAAACAGATGACGATGCTCAGGGAGATAGTCGAGAAACACAAAAAGCCATCGAACAAATGTTAGAAATGTCACACACCATGTTTAAACACATTTTGGCATTGAACACTTATACAGAACCTTTTTTATCAATGAGGGCTGCGGATCAACGAGAAGTTATCGAACAACTGCTCGGCATTACGTTGCTTAGTGAAAAAGCAGAGTCACTAAAGGCATCAGTTAAAGAAACTAAAGATGCAATTGTTGAGGAGACTGCTAAAATCGAAGCAACTAAACGTGCTAACGAAAATATTCAAAAAAGCATTGACAGTTTGATCACTCGTAGCAATGCTTGGGAAAATAAAAAAGAACAAGACTTAAACTCGTTGATTAAAAGTATCGAGACTCTAGCAACTGTTAATATCAACCAAGAATTAGATTTACATGCTCAGTTGAAAGTATGGGAAGATAACAACTCTAAGATTACAAGTCTACAAAAACAAAAGGCCACATTAGAATCTGCACTGATTCAAGCAGAAAAGGCTTCTGACAAGTATCAACGAGAATTAGAAAAGTTACAAAATAAAACATGCCCTGCTTGCGAACAGGATCTTCATGATCACAAACATGAAGAAATGAACGCATTAGCACAGAAACATTACAACGAATCTTTAGAATATGGTGTTAAGATTGGCAACGAACTTATTCCAGTTTTAAATGAACTGGAATCTATCGGTGATCAACCTAAGCGTCCTATTACGTTTTACGACACAGAAGCAGAAGCATTAGGTCATAAAAACAACTTAGATAGTTTAGAAAAACGCCTAACTGAACGGGCAAATGAAAACAATCCCTATGCTGAACAAGTTGAAGAACTGAAGAAAAGTGCTTTACAGGAAATCACATGGGATGTGATTAACGAACTAACTAGTTTAAAAGATCACCAAGAATATCTTTTAAAACTGTTAACCAACAAAGATAGTTTTATTCGTAAACGTATTATTGATCAAAATTTAAGTTATTTGAACAAACGATTAGGTAACTATATTGATACATTAGGATTGCCGCACCGTGTGATATTTCAAAACGATTTGAGTGTTGAGATTACACAGCTAGGTCAAGACTTAGACTTTGACAATTTAAGTCGAGGCGAACGTAATCGACTGATACTTTCCATGAGTTTTGCTTTTAGAGATGTTTGGGAAGGATTGTATCAAAGTTTGAATTTATTGTTTATTGACGAACTAGTAGATGCAGGTATGGATAGTGCTGGGGTTGAAAGTGCTTTAGCAGTATTGAAGAAAATGGCACGTGAACGAAATAAGAACATTTTCCTTATATCTCATAAGGATGAATTAGTCGGTCGTGTAAATAACGTGCTCCGAGTGGTAAAAGAAAATGGTTACACCAGTTACTCCGCAGGCGAATGAACCAGCTATGGCTCGGTATCTTGAGCTGTATTCAGAATATATGTCAATGGTTATCGATATACATAACTATAATGCAACGTTTCTGAAGTTCGCAAGAGTTAGAGACGAAGAGGTAATGAACATGCGTAGATTATATAAACGTATGAGACATTTATCTCATGAGTTATGGCAAGCCAGTTTAGAAGCAGATCATGAACATTGGAAACTGCATCCAAAAAAACCAGGACCAGTGAAGAAAAATAAAGATGTGGAAGTACCAGGGAGAAAACGTGGAAGACCTGCCCGATGACTGTGTCGGGTTTGTCTACTTGATTACAAATTTAATCACTGGTAGAAAATATATAGGCAAGAAGTTAGCAAAGTTTAGTAAAACAACTTATAAAACTGTTAAACTAAAAAATGGCACAAAAAAGAAAAAGAAAATTCGCAGTAAAATAGACAGCGACTGGCAAGAATATTATGGCTCCAGCAACGAACTCAGTGCAGACGTTGCTAATTTAGGCAAAGAAAATTTCAGCAGAGAGATATTATACTACTGTCGTAGTAAAGCAGAATGTAGTTACATTGAGGCCCGTGAACAATTCGACCGCAAAGTACTTGAATCTACAGACTACTATAATGGACAAATCTCGGTCCGTGTACATGGCTCACATATATTAAAAAAATAAGATCATGACAAAGTTTGATTACAGTAAAACCAATAAAAGTGATACAGCATTTTTAAATGATACATACTGGACTAATCCAAAAACTGGATTTGACAAAGCATGGCATGATCAAAGAAATAAACTAAGGCAACATCTAGGAATCCACGAATCCCATAATTGGGAAATTATCAACGAACCGACTGGACCACATGCAGGTAAGGTAGTATGTAATACCTGCAAAAATAAAAAAGGAAAAAGTATGTTTGTTTGTTGGATTCCAAAAGGTTATATATCATCTAGCACCTAAGGTTAGCGGGCCAGTTTGTAATACCGCTGTGGAAAAACCGGGGAATAACCGGACACGTAACATAATGATGCACTCCCCTGGAGGAATTCCAGTATCCTGAAAAATCGGAAGTGAGTCAGAGGGTAGAACCATACGCCCGACGCATTGTTATAGTATGAATGTTAGCATACGAAATCACCGGCTATAAAAACTTAAACACTAGGAACGAAGTTTAAGGTAGCAGATAATTCTGCGATGTCGACGTAGGTTGGGAAAGGTCAGAGCCCATTAGCATACGGTGAATAATTAAAACCTACTTCCAATGTCTCGGCTGTGATGACTCACATGAAGACAAAGAGACGGAACCTTGCAAAACGGTTCCGTCTGACTGAAACAATCTACATGAAATTTAACAC